GTCATCGCGTCCGCTCCAGGGCCCGCAGATCGTCCAGCACCTCCTGGCGGGCCAGGCGCAGGTCCAGGCGGTCCAGGGTCTGGATCAGCCGGTTCTCGCCCACCGTCGTCGTCGACGGACCGGCATTGCCGCCCTGGCTGGGTGCCGGCGCCGGCGTCCCGCTGCCCGGCACGACGGGCACAATGCGATCAGCCAGGGCGATGACCATCTCGCTGGCGATCCGCTGCGGCAGCTCGTAGAGGATGTCGGCCAGGTCGCCGATGTCGGTCTGCTGGCGCTCCAGGTACTGACCGAGCTGGTCGGTGCTCAGGCCGAGATCCTTGGCCAGGTCGGCGGCGGTCATGCCGGTGACGCTGCGCAGGATCTCCAGCGGGTCGCCGCCGTTGACGCCGGCCAGGTCGCTCACGCCCTGGGCGATACGCTGGGCACGTTCCAGGCGCGCGGCGGCCTCCTGCTGCGCCTGCAGAGCGCTGCGCTGGGCATACAACTGCTCCAGCGACGCGGCATTGCCGTCGCCACCGAACTGCCGGGCCAGTTCCAGTACGCGGTCGTAGTCGGCCTGGTAGCCGGCCGCGCTGGCGTTTAGGTTGCGGCTGACCTCAAGGAACTGCTGTGCGTACTGGGTAAAGGCGTCCACGTCGCCGGCGAGCGCGGCGGTGTTCATCAAGTCGTTGGCCGTCACACGGCGGCGGGCATCGGTATCCGGCGACAGCGTGTCGCTGAGCCGCAGCGAGTTGATGAATTCCTCGATCCTGCTGCCGGCGCCGCTCGCGCTGCCACCCAGCTGCTCGATCTGGTCGTTGAGCCGGTTGAGCGCCAGGTCGATCAGCTCGCCCTTGAGGCTGCTGACCAGCGCGTCGGTCTTCAACTGCGCGGCCTCGCGGACCTTGGCCAGATCCTCTTCGCGCGCGGACAGCCCGCCCAGCGCCTTGGCCTGCGCCTGCAGGGTGCGGATCCGCTCCTTTTCCTCCTGTTTCACCTGCAGCAGCGACTTGGCGAAGGTGGAGAAGCCGGCGGTGGCCACCTCCTGGTAGGCCGCCGCGGCGGTGGTGCCATAGGCAGAGGCGTTGCCCATCACGCGCTGGTACGCGGCCGTCAGGGTTTCGTCGGCCTGGCGCAGGTGTTCGATCAGATCCGTGAGCCGGGTCAGACCGCCCACCGTCAGCAGCCCGGCGCCGTTGTTGAAGTCGGCCGCGGCCGCCAGCAGGAACTGCGCGCCATCCAGCAGCTTGTCCGCGCTGCTGCGCCAGCGCTCGGCGATCGCGCTGGCGGCATCGTCCAGCTGTGCCACCTGGGCGACGATGTTCTCCGCCTGCAGGCGCTGCTGGAACTGCTCGAACCCCTCGTTGAAGGTGCGGCCCAGCACCGTCGCCAGCTCGCTGATCAGGTTGCCCTTCTTGTCGTACACCGCCTTGTAGCTGCCGCTGACCACGTCCACCGACGCCAGGCCCAGCGCATCGGCCGCGCTCTTCGCGGTCTGCTGGATCAGCTGGTACAGCGCGGTGGCCGACTCCTTGGCTTCGTCGCTCGCGTCCAGATCGATGGTGCGGCGTTTCTTGCCGCGGAACAGGCTCTTCTGGCCCTCCTGGTAGGCCCATGCGCTGGCGGTGCCACCGTCGGCGCCGATGTCGATGGTCTGGCCGGTTTCCTTGGTCTGGTACTTCGTGCCGAACAGCTTGCCGCCGCTGATCTTGTCCACGGCGATCGCGGCCAGCGCGATCCAGCCGGCCACCGGAATGGCGCCAAGCGCCGCCGTGCCCGCGCCCGCGATGGTGGCGCCACCAGCGATCGCACCCGCACCCGCTCCGAGCGCCGCCATGCCGGCATAGCCGGCGACGCCATACGCAGCCGCGCCCAGTCCCTTGCCGACGGTGTCGCCGCCCTGCTGCCAGCCGTAGAGCGCGCCCAGGGCTGCACCGCCCCACATGCCCACCGGGCTGCCGGCGAACTTGCCGATCATGCCGGCCATGCTGCTGCCGGGCTTGATGACGCGGACCAGCGTGCCCCCCATGTTGATGACGTCCATCAGCCCGCCGCTGCCGCCGGCCGAGGCACCGGCGATGCTGGCCAGGCCGTCGACGCTATTGCCCAAGCCCGCCATGCTGCCGACGCTCGCCGCAGTGCCGATCCAGCCATTGCCCGCCGCCATGGCGCCGGTGCCGGTCATATTGCGGCCGCCCAGCAGCAGCTGGCCCAACTGGCCCATCCAGTTGCCGCCCGTGCCGCTGCCCGCGCCCTCAGACCAAGAAAGGAACAGGCGGCCCAGGCCCGCGCGCGCCATCGTGGCGATCATGTCCGCCACCCAGCGTTTGCCGATGTCCAGCAACTCGCGGGTGAAGCCACGGAAGCCGCGGATACCGCCGGTCAGCCAGTCGCCGAAGGCGCCGGACACGCTGTCGATCGCGTTCCACCAGTTGCTTCGGTAGTCCTCAGCGGCCGCCGCGGACTGTTCCAGAAACAGCCGCTGCGTGTAGGCCACGTCCATCGCGGCGCGCAAGCCATTCACTTCCTCGGCCGTCAGCGAAATGGTGTCGCGCAGACCCTTGTTGAAGTTCTTCCGGGCCTGGTCCTCGGCGCGCAGCAGCGCCTGCTGGATCGTGTGCTCGCGGGCGCTGGCGGCCACGGCGCGGCTTTCGTCCATGTAGTCCTGGACCAGCGAGCCGACGATGTCGCGGCGGCGCTCCATTTCGGCCTGCTCGCGCTCGGCCAGCTGCAGGTTCCGCACATAGGCACGGGCGGTTTCGGCCAGAGCCGTATTGACCAGCTCCTGCGCCTCGGCGGTGAAGCGGCCCACGCGCACCAGCTCTTCCTGCTGCTTGGCGACCTTCGCCAGCACGCCGTGGTAATCGTTCAGGGCCTTGGTCACCGGCCCCACGTATTCGTTCTGCTGGTCGCGGATCAGGTCGTTGAGCGCACGGGTAGCCTGCGCGGCGGCACGATCGGCGCGCTCCTTCTCCCGCTGCGATGCGGCCGCCGTCGTGTAGACCTTGCCGGCTTCCTCGGTGGCGGTGGCGTTGGCGCGCGTAGCACGGGTGGCATCGTCCACCGTGTCCGACCACTGCGCGATGGTGCGGCGCTTGGCTTCGCCGAACACCTCGATGGTCATGGCATGCGCGGTGTTTGCGTTGTTCGTTGCCGCCGCGGCGAACTGCGTGGTGATGCCCTTCAAACGGCCCACCGTGGTCTCCACCGCGGCCACCGCGCCGGAAATATCACCGGTTGCCAGGGCCTTCAATGCACTGCCCGCACCGGTGACCATCGCCCACACCGTCGCGGTGCCCGCCTTGGCCGTCTCGATCAGGGTGTCGATGCCGGCTGCAACGTGTGCCGTCGCCGCGCCTACGACCGCCTGCAGGTAGTAGTAGCCCGTGGCCAGGGCGTTGATGATCAGGCCCAGCGCCGTGTAGCTCTGGCCGGCCTCGCTCGCGGCCTTGCCGTCCGCCACCAGGTTGGCGCTGAACTTGGCCAGGGCGGGGAGGGCATCTTCGGCGAGGTGGTTGATCAAGCCGAGCGACTGGTCTTTCAGCGCGGCCAGGTTGTCGTTGAACTCGGCCGCCCGCGCCGCGGCATCGTCGCCCAGCGACAGCCCCAGCTCCACGGCCTTTGCCCGCAGGTCGTCAATGCCTGCGCTGCCCTGGTTGAGCAGCGGCAGCAGCTGCCGGCCCTGCTCGCCGAACAGCGCCATCGCCGCCGCGCTCTTGCGCGGGCCGTCCTCCAGCTTTGCGAAGCGGTCGGCGATCTGCGGCAGCAGCGTGTCCAGCGATTTGACCTTGCCGAAGGAGTCGGTGGCCGTCACCCCGATGGCGCGGAAGGCCTGCAGCGGGCCCTTCACGCCGTCCGCGGCCTTCGTGGCGCTGATGTTGAGCGCCGAAATCGCGCCCTCCAACGTCGCCGTGTTCACGCCGGATTCCTTCGCCGCGTAGCCCATCTCCGAAATGAAGCGCGTGCTGACGCCCAGCCGCTCGGCCATCTTGCCGGTGTTGTCCGCGAAGTTGATCTGCTTGACCATCAGCGCGGTGAAGCCGGTGATCAGCCCGCCGATCACGGTGCCGACGTTGGCGCCCAGCTTCTCCCACTTCTTCTGCGCGGCGTCGACGCCCTCGGCGCCGCGCTTGGCAGCACGGCCTGCTTCCTCCGCCCGTCTGCCGGCGTTCTCGACGTTCTTGCCTGCCTTGTCGACCTCCAGCCCGAACTTGCGGAACTCGCCCGTGCTGGCCGAAAGCGTGCCGGTCAGGCCGCTGCCGTCAGCTTTCAGAACGATGGTGAGAGTTTCGGCCATGGGGTCATCGATTGAGCAGGGGGCGGGCAGTCGCCTCCATCACCCTCACACCATCGAGCACTTCCCGCCGCGCATCAGCGGGTACGCACAACAGGTTGCAGACCGCCTCGATTTCGCAGCTGCTGATGTACTCGTGGACCAGGCGTGAGGTCTCCATGCCGGTGATGCGCGAGGTAACCCACGCGCACCGCCGGAACACCTCCACGGCGGGCCGGTTCTCGGCCCAAGGCTCCGCGTCCTCTTCGGCCTGCGGCTCCGCGAAGCGTGCGGCCTGCTCCCTGGCCTCTTTGATCTGTTCGTCCGGCACCCCCAGCAGCTGCAGTTCTGCGGCTGCATCGTCGTCGTCTTCCGACGTGGGCGCTGCGCCCAGCAGGGCGCGCGTTACCGCTTCAAGGTTTTCCCTTCGTAGCGCACCGGACGAAAAGCCCGCAAAAAAGCGGCGGCGCCCGCGTTGACGCATTCCGGGGAGCCCATGACCCACGCCCGCTGCTGGTCGCTGGGCAGTTCATCGATGCCGCCGCCGTCCTTCTGCTCGCCGATACCCCTGACCTCGATCAGGAATTTCTCCATGGTCTCGGCGTTGCGGACCTCGTTTTCAGGGTCCAGCAGGTAGTCCAGTTCTTCCTGCGAGGGGCGGCGGAACTCGCCCTTGTAACTGCCTTCGGTGGCGGTGCCGCTGGCGTTCTGGAACTGGACCAGCACCTCGATGAGGATGGTGCTGGTGATCTTGCTGATGTTGATGCCCATGGAGTGCTCCTTGTGCCTCTGGCGCGTGGCCCTGGCGTTGGCGTGGTGAGCCCGGCCGCGCGGGCGGCGCGGCCGGGCGGTGGATCAGCGGACGACGACCTGGTATTCCGGGCCGCTGCCGTCCTGGATGAACGGGCCCTGCAGCTGCAGGGTGGCGATGTCCTGTTCGTTGCCGCGCTGCGGCCCCAGCAGCTGCGTCTTCGGCGCGATGACCTCGCAGATGTTGCCGGCGACGGTGCCGTGCACGTAGCTGAAGGACATCAGCGTGTCGGCGTTGATGTCGGTGTAGAAGTTGTGGGTGGTGACGTCGGGTTCCTCGACGGTGCCCTGCCAACTGGCGGAGCGGTCCACCTGCATGATCTGCTCTTCTTCCGAGTGCTCGTAGAACTCCACCTTCTGGCCGAAGTCGATGGTGAGGTTGTGCAGGCCGGCCACGTAGGCGCCCAGCTCGAATTCCACGGTGTCGGCACGGAAGGGCTGCGGCTTGATGAAGGCGGCGAGCACGCCGCCCAGGCCGGCCGGCTGGTCGGTGACCGGGCCGAACAGGCCCATGAACTCGAACTGCAACCAGGGGTAGCCGCGCTTGCCCGTCGTCAGCTTCACCTTGCCGCGCGCGCCGGTGACCTTGTGCAGGGTGCGGCCGACCAGCACGTACAGGGTGAGGCTGTTGGTGTCCACGTCCTTCGGGGTGTAGGTCACGGACGTGTCAGCCACGATGGTCTCGATATGGCCCGAGCCCAGCATCAGCGGCGACCAGGCCGGCGCGGTGCCGGCGGCGCCGCTGCCGGCGAAGGGGACATCGCACGTGACGCGCACGTGCTTGCCGACCATCGATGCGGCCTTGGCGCCCAGCAGTTCGGTGTCGACGTCGAATTCCAGCGTTTCACCGGCCAGCGGTTCGATCGTCAGGTTGCGGGTCTGGATGGCGTTCAACGCGCCGGTGGGCAGCGCGTCGTCACCATAGGTCGCCTCGACCTTGGCCAGCAGCAGCTTCTTGCGGAAAAGGATTTTTGCCATGGTGGTGTCCTCGGGTGCCCCGGCCTGCGACCGTCGTGGGGAGTGGGGTGTCGATCGCGGGCGCGCGCGGCCTTACCGCTGCTCTTTTCGCTTGAAACGGCGCGCGTCGAAACGGGTGGTGACTTTGGCCTGCTCGGCCACGCTGGCGCGGATGGCCGCGACCTGCGGCGACACCTTGCTGGCCGGCACCACCGCGATGACGGTGGCGGCGGGTGCAACCTGCTCGGGTGCCGGCGCGGCCGCCGGGGTGCTCTGTTTGCTCATGGCTTCTCTCAGTTCACGGAAAACACTTCCCAGGTGCTGTACACCCAGGCGAACGGGGTCTCGACCTGCTGGCTCATCGCCACGTCTTTCAGCAGTAGCGCCTCCAGTCCATCGGTCTCGATGGCGCGGTCGGCCAGCTGTTCCAGTTCGTTGATCAGCCCGAACTCGGCGGCGTCGATCTCTTCGCCCGTCGCGCCGGGGGAAAGTTGCAGCTGGCCGACGATCACGATGCGCAGGCGTCCGTTCTCGGTGGCGCGCAGGCCGTCCGTGGCGAACTGCCCATCGCTGGCCTCGTACGGGTAGCGCGGAATGCCGGACGTGCGGATCGTCCAGATGCCACGCGCCAGGTCGGCCTGCGCGCAGTTCTGGAACGGCTTCCAGTTCCGGGTGACCACGCGACCGGGTGCGATCGCCTGCAGTTGGGCTTTGATGCCGTCCAGCAGCGGGATATAGCGCTCGCTCATGCGGGGGTGCCTCCCGGCTCGGGCGCGGCCAGGTGCTTGCGGACGGCGTTGTTGACCAGTTCGATCAGGCGCGGGAATTTGTGCTCCAGCGCGGGCTGCGCGAACGGCTGGGCGTTGATGCCGTTGCGGAAGATGTGCCACTGCAGGGCCTGCGCCAGCTCCGCCAAGGTCATGCCGGGGTCACGCGGGCGGATGCCCTTCATGCGGATCCAGTCCATCATCTCGGCGGTCGGCACCCAACCGCCGGGGCCGGTGCCTTCCTCCACGTGCTGCGCGTAATGCGTGCCGAAGCGCACCAGCCACTCCAGCGGTCCCCACTGCTCCACGCCGGTGGCCGCCGCGGTGGTGCTGCGGAACTTCGGCATGGTGGTGACCGCTTCGCGCGCGATCTCCTGGCCGGCCCGCCAGACCGCGCGGTCCACGTCCGCGATTGCAGCCTCGCCGCGCTTGCGGACGGCCTCGGCCACGGCTTCCGTGTTGTGGGTGATCTGGATCTTCATCACGTGGCCGCCTGGTATTCATGAAGGAACTCGGCGTACAGGCTGGCCGCCGTCTGGTTGCGGGCGATGCCCTCGCCGCTGCCTCCGTGCATGGTCACCGGCTTGCTGTGGTTGCGGATCGACAGCTCACGCAATGCCTCCACCTTCGCGCGCAGCAGCAACAGGTCCAATTCGTCGTCGGTGACGCTGCTGTCACCGCCGGCAGGCAGGTCGTGGGCGCCGGTGTAGTAGTACGGATAGCTATGACCGAAGGCCGCCAGCTGCTCGGTCGTCGGCGCGGGGGACAGCGACACCAGCCGGTTGCCGGCAGCGTCGTAGAGCAGGCGCAGGATCGGCAGCGGGGTGCGCGGAACATTCCAGGGCGCAGCCTGCGTTTCCGACACGCCCCAGCTCGATGCCTTCACCTGCACCAGGTTGTCGGGGGCCGGGTACTGCGCGACACCAGCCGCCAGCGCGATGCTGGCGGCCAGGGTGCGCGGGCGCTTGTTGTCCACCGCCAGGGCGCGGCCGGCGATGCGCAGATGCCGGATGAAATCGGCATCCGCCGGAGCATCGAAGAACGCGGCGGCATCCAGCAGGGACCGCTTGTGCAGCCCCACCAGTTCTTCCGTCGTGTACGCCGCACCGGTGGACACGGTCAGCCCTGCAGGCCCGCAGTGGGGCCAGCGTTACCGGCGTCGTCGGCAGCCTTGCCGCCGTCGTCAGCGCCGGTTGCAGCGCCCTCAGCGCCATGGTCGCTGGGGGCCGAGTCGGAACCTTCCGCAGCGGCAGCACGCGCAGCAGCTTCATCGGCGAGGCGTTTGGCTACGTCGATGATCTCCAGCTTGCGCAGTTCCAGCGCCTGGATCAGGGTCTTGCGAGGTCCACCGACACGCCCGTTCTCGGCGGCCAGCAGGACGTCCACCTGCTCGGCGTCCAGGTTTGGCAGGGCGGCGGTGATGTCCGCCACCCTTCCGGCGGCCAGCGCCAGCAGCGGATCCTGCGGGACTTCGGCGGCCGCCGCGCTGGCGGCGATGACCGGCACGTCGACCAGGCGCGTTTCGCCCGGCGGGATAAGCTTGCCGCCCACGTACTTCGGCGCGTCGGTGTCATTGGTGTAGTGCTGTTGCATGTCGATTCCTCGGTACGCGCACCAGCCCGGATGGACCGGGCCGGTGGCAGGGGCGGGCGGTTACAGCGCGGCGCGGGCCGTGGTGCTGAACACCAGGACGCTGGTGGAGTGGCCGGTGAGCGGGGTGGGCACGTGCAGGGTGCTGAATTCCTCCCCGTAGGCCTGCTTCTTGCCGACCGGGCGGCCGGTTGCCGGATCCACCTGCTCGAACGGCGCGCCCAAGGCAAAGGCCTTGGCGATGCGGTAGCGCAGCAGGCCGCGCTTGCTGATCAGGATGCGGTTCTGGCCCATGTCCAGCTTCGGCGCATTGGTCTGCCAGCTGGGCAGGCCCTTGATGACGCCCAGATCGCCGGTGCTGGTGATACTGGCATCGGCGCGCACCGCCGCCGCCTCGAACTGCTCGGCATTGCTGATGGTGTCGGCCAGGGTCGGCGCCATCAGCATGCAGTTCGGCTGCTCGTAGCGCTCCTCCGACATCAGCGCCTTGCGCGCACCGATGGCCTGCAGCAGGCCGTTGAGGTGGCGCTCCTTGCGCGTGGTAGCGGCATCGAAATCCAGGTCGAACTTGGCCAGGTTGGTCACCCGCGAGGCGGAGACCGTCACCACCAGGCCGCCCTTCGGTGCGCCGTCCTGGTCCACGATGGTCACCACGCCCAGTTCGTACAGCGTGCTGTTGTCCAGGTAGTAGTTGCCCGCCGGCATGCCGGGGCCCGTGAACGGCTGGATCGGCGCGCCCGCCACCTTCACCACCAGCGGGTTCTGCACCGCGCCGATGGCATTGCCCTGCAGGTCGCGGATCTGGCGCGGACGCACCAGGGGCCACTGCGCCAGCTTGTAGTTGCCGGCGAGCGTGCCGGCGCCGGCCGCAGCATCCACGAAGTCCACGCTGGCGTAGCTGTCGGAACTGCGCAGAAGACGGTTGGCGATGCGACGGTGCAGTACCTCCTGCACGGTGCGACCCACGCTGAACACACTGCGGGCGTAGGCGTCCCAGTCGATGTTGGGGTTGGCCTGGGTGAAGTGGATGGCCTCGTTGGTAAGGCTGATGGCCAGCTTGGTCGGCTCGATGTAGGCGAACTCGACGTCCTGCTTCACGCCCACGTAGCCGATGGGCTGGCCCTCATACGTGGTGCCCTCGTTGACCATGCCCGAGGTATCGCGGGTCTCGAACGGGATGGTATGGGTGGCAGCGGTGGTCGGGTCCACCGCGGCATCCACCAGCGCCAGCACGTTGAGGTCGCTCAGCGACTGCTTGATCACCTCGCGCTGGTAGGTGGCCGGCAGATGGGTGTCGCCGATGGTGACCGGGCCGCCGGCCAGGCGGCGCTGGTATCCCTCATGCTCGCGGTGCAGGGCCGCGCCGTGCTCGGCATCGTACTGCGCCAGCACCCGCTGCACGAACGGCGGCAGCTTGTCTTCTTCCGTGGTATTGACCTCGCCGGTATGCGCAAGGCCGGTCTGCGCCAGCGACGTGCGGATGGCTTCGGACAGCGTGCGGACCTCGCCGCTGCTCTCCACGTTGCCGATCTGCACCACGCCGGCCGGACGGTAGCCGATGGCCGACAACTGGCGCGCGGTCTCCAGGCGCTCGCCGATGGCCACCTGCTGGGCGGCCAGCGCGGTGACCTGCTCGGCACTCCAGTTCGCGTTGATCAGGTCGACGGCCGTCTGCAGCTGCTCGCGGGTGGCTTCGCTCAGCGCGGTGGCCGCGACCAGGGCATCGGTGTACTGCTGGCGGCGCTCGGCCAGCGTCGTGGCGGCCGTGGTGGCGGCCTGCTCGCGCTCGGCCAGGATGCGGGTCACCTCGGCAGCGATGGCAGCCGAATCGGCGGCCGGCGCCGGGTTGGTGACCGACAGCTGCACGGTGGCGCCGGTGCCGGCCTCGGCCAGCGCCTTGGCGGCGTCAACCCAGCCGGTGATGAACTCGCCGTCGTCGGCGTCTTCGGCCAGCAGGCGGGCGCCGGCCTCGAACTGTGCTTTCAGTGCAGCGAGGTGGGCATCGGACAGGGTGATGTTGGCCGCTTTCAGCGCAGCCAGGAATTTTTTCCAGCGGTTCATGGTGCTGTTCTCCAGGGATTCGGTGAGTTGGCGCGCGAGCCCCGGATGAACGAACACAGGGCCGGAATGATCGGGATCGCTGGCCACGGCGAGGGTCACCGGGTCCAGGCGCTTGATGACGGGGCGAATGGTCAGGCCGGCGCCCAGCAGGGTGCAGCCGTGGGCCTTGCCGGCCTCGTTGTCGATGAAGTTCTCGTTGAACTCGGCGGACAGGTAGCGGAAGCCGCGGGTCTTGACGGCCTCGATGCCGAAGTCCGTCCATTCCACCAGGGCGCGCAGGCGGCCGGCGTCGACCTTGAGCGAAAGGATCTTCGCCGCCGCGCCGTCGCCGGGCTTGTGGTCCACGTCGAAGAAGATATCCTGCCCGGCCACGCCCGCGTCGAAGTTGCGGACCATCTGCGCCAGCATGGCGGTGGTGATCTCGAACCGGCCATAGCGCGGGTCGGTGAAGCTGCCGGTGCGGGTGATGGTCACCCAGCTGCGCTTGCTGCCTTCGGCCAGTTGCACGGCGTTGGAGATGACGCGGCGGGTTTCGCCGTCGTCCCCGGACAGCCGGATGATGCGCGGCGCCGGCAGCTGCAGCGCGAAGGAGGTGGCGAGCGTAAGGGCGTTGGTCCGCATAGATGAAAAAGCCGGGCGCCTGCAGAGGCAGGAACCCGGCTCAGTGCCTGTGGATTCAGGCGATAACGCTACGGACTACAACTGTGCGGGAATACGGGAATGCACCAGCCGATCATCGCGGCGGAGCCGCTTCTTATTCGTCGGAAACCACCGTGTAGGTGATGGATTGGTTCCCCGCACTGGCCACCTCGATGACGATGTCGCGGAACCGGATCGTCCGGTCCTTTTGCGAATACACCAGGTTCTGGCTGAAAGCAGGGCGGGCCAGGTCGTCGGGGGTGTATTCCCTGTAGGCGATGTTGATGGCGTCCCCGGTGGTGCCGAAGTACACCAGTTCGAAGTTGGTGCCGCCCTTGGCCGTGGCCACCGCCGTGGCGGTCACCGGCAGCAGCCGCACGTTGTCAGGGTCCGGCCGGTAGGTAAACCCCATACGCGAGCCGCCGAGGTTGATGGCGCTGCCCTCAAAGCGGCCATCCTCGGTGATCAGGAATTTGAGGCCGAAGGCCGGTCCCATCTGGTCGAGCTTGGCCAACCGGTATTGGATCCCGCGGCGCTCCTTTGTGCCCTCGATCAGCCAGTCGCTTTCCGGCCCCACGCGGATGGTGGAGAACGGCGGGATCTTCATGGTGAATGGCTGGTCAGCGCGCAGCACGGGCCGCGATGCCTGCTGCACGTAGTAATCGCGCACTTTCACGATTGGGTCGCCGACATACGCCTGCTGCTGCACCCCGATCTCGTAGTTCCGGTCGACCTTGTGCTCAGTGGGCGACACGGTGACGTCGGAGGATGCCGTTGCGATCGCACACGGCAGCAGTAGAAGCAATAGGATGCGGTTCATCGTTTCCCCTCAAGCGCCGACCTTGGCGACCGGCACGATAACCCACGTCTTGCAGATCTTGCAGCACGCTTCGGCCGGTCCACTCACAGGGAAGCGCGTCACGCGCGCCAACAGCACGCGCTCGCCGTGGCTCCAAACCAGCTTGTTGCAGCGAGGGCAATGGACGTCGTGTCGGGAGGCTTCGCGCTCAGGGCGCAGGGTGAGGGTGCCCATGGTCATTCCCCCAGCCGGGCACGGACGTTGGCCCAGGTGTCGAGCAGTTCGGAGTCCAGGAGGCGGCCCTCGCGGAACACGCGGCCCTTGTTCTTGCCCAGGATGCTGTCCTGCGCGTCGGCCGGCTGGGTTTTCAGCCAGTCGGCCATCGTCTGCCGGCCGGCGCGGTCGGCGGGCGTCACTTCATCCAGGAATACGATGGTGAGGTAGCTCAGCGTCTCGGGGTGCGCAGGGTAGGGGTGCTGACCCTGCGGGTATACCCCGGCGCCCAGCCCATGCAGGTTGGCACCGGCGTGGATGTCGCACACGTCGAAGCGCGGGTGCAGCGGGGACAAGTTGAAGCGCACGCCGGCGGTGTCCGGGTACTCGAACGCGCCGGTGACAAACGATTCGGTATAGGCGCGGTTGATCTCCGTGCGGGTGACGCGCAGCGCGTTGCGCATGACGTTGCCCTCGATCGCCGCCTGCACCGCGCTGCCGATGCGCTGGCCCAGCGCGTCGCGCAGCACCACCGCCACATCGGCCGGCACGGCCTTGCCCTCGGCGACCATGCGCATGGCGGCCTGGCGCGCGGATTCGCCGCGGACGATGGCGCCCTGTACCGTGTCGGCGATCGCGGCGCGGGTGGCGCGGTCCACGCGCCAGATGCGGTCGGAGAGCTGCAGGCCATCGGCGCCGGTGTAGTCGCGCAGCCACTGCAGTGTGCGGTCGGCCAGGCGGCCAGCTGCGCCTTCGGGACGCAGGATCTCGGCCAGGCCGATGACGTCCGCCACGCCGGCTCCGAACGCCGCCTGCCAGTCGCGGCGGTGCTCGGCCATCAGCGCGTCCAGCCAAGCAGGGAAGCCCGCCAGGCGCGCAGCAGGCACGTAGCCGTCCGGGCCGGTGTTGTCGGCCAGCCAGGCGCGTACCAGCGCGGCCAGGCGCCGGAACAGGCCGGCTATGGTCTCGACGGCCTGCTCGCGGCGGGCGATGGCCTGCCGGCGGGCCTGCTCCATGGCCTGGCGGATGTTCGCGCGGCGCTGGGCGGTTGTCGCCATCGTCAGCTGCTGCTGATCGAGGTGGCCGATTCACCCTTCGGCGCGTTGCCCGGGGTCACCGAGACCCGGGGCTGCCGACCGCGTGGCGCGAGCGGCAGGCCGTCGCCGTCGACCTCGTGTTCGTCCAGCGGATACGGGTCGTCTTCCTCCCGCTCGCGCGCCAGCGCCGCCTTCTCGGCGGAGGGCTGCAGGCCGGCGGTCTCGAACACGGTTTCGCGGCTGGCGCCCAGGGCCTGGCGCTTGAGCGCCAGGTCCGCCATCTGGTTCGGGCTGTCGGTCAGGCGCTCCACGAACTCCACGTCCCAGTCCTCGGAATCGGGGTTGATGCCGCGCAGCAGCAGGTGCAGACGGAAGCCTTCGGCGTAGACGCTGGCGGCCACGGTTTGGATCGCGCTGAGTTCGTCGTACCAGTCCTTCTTCACGTCCTCGAGGATGTCGCGGCTGAGGTCGCCCATGTAGCCGAACAGGCCTTTCGGCATCGGGCTGCCGGCGGCGAAGCTGTCGAGCAGGTGCACCACGTCGGCGATCTGGTCCAGCTCGGCGTCGCCGGCGACGGCGGATACGGCGCCCTTCTTGTTCAGGTAGTAGTCGCGGAAGTTCCCGTGCGCCTGGTCCCGCTCAACTTCCTCACGGTAGGCGGCCAGTTCCTCGGCGCTGGCGCCTTCCAGCACGTGGGCCATGCGCTGCGGCGCGCGCATGTGCCGGCGTACCACCAGATCCTCTTCGGTCATGTCCAACTTCTTCCAGATGCCGCGGCTGGCATCCAGGTAGGGGCGGCCGGGGCTGCCCCAGTCGTCGAAGTTGAGCGGATCCACCCGGCCCAGCGACAGCTGCCAGAGCGCGAAACTGGCCGCGACCCGGCCGCTGTGGATCTCGATCTGGTCGTAGGCATGCATCGGGTCGTCAAAGACGCCGGCGCGGTTCACCAGTGGCTTGATCGTCTCCGGCGGCATGCGGACACCCGCTGCCACCTGTTCGTCGGGGCCCAGCACCCACTGGATCGCCAGGTGCCCTTCCATCAGCAGGCCGCGCAGGTCGCTCTGCAGCTTCTGCGGGTTGTTCAGCTTCGTCGCGCGAGCGAACCGGCGCCATTCCCGCTCCAACCGTGGCACGCCGGTGGCTTTCAGCCGCACGCCGCCCTTTGCCGCAGCGCGGGCGCTGCGCCCGTGGATCTTCTTCACCCGGCCGTCGAGCTTATCCATCGCGCGGATGTCGCGGATGACGGACAGCAGGCGGGTGTCCACCCATAGCCGGCTCTGGATCAGCTGCAGTTCGTCGGTGGTGGTGCGGTAGCCGGTCTCGGTGCTACCCGGCGGGGTTTCACCGGGTGCCGTGGGCATCGACCGGTTGCTGCCGGGCAGCGCGGCGCGCAGGCGGTGGAAGATGTCGAGGAAACCCATGTGCTGCTCCTAGTGCGACACCGCGCCGGGCAGCTGTGCGGCACGGTCACGTTGGCTGGTGAGGATCACGGTGGGCACATGCGCGGCGCCACGGGAGCCGAGCGCCCATACCGCGGCACAGGCCGCATCGAAGTAGTCGTCGCCCTTCTTCGGGTCGGCCATCACGTAGCTGGGGTATGACGCCTTGCTGGCCTTCTGTTTCACATTGCCCAGCTGACGGACGAACGTACGCAGCTCGGCCAGGTGGGGGTCGCGCATGTCCTGGTCGTCGAAGTAGGGGATGATCGCGTGCTCCTGGTGGATCACCGTGCGCAGCGCCATCGCCATCTGGTGCTTGACCATGCCCTCGAAGCGGATGGGCGCGAACGCCCACTCCGGCCAGGTGCTGGCGGTGCTCTGGCCGTCGCCGATCAGCTGCCGGTTGATGTCGGTCAGGCCGAGGCGGAACAGGTCGTCGTTGAGCGGGGACAGCATGCCCACGCCGTAGGCGTCGCCCATGGCGCAGTCCGGGCGGAAGTACCGCCACAGCTCCAGCAGGTCGCCGCGCACCACGCTTTCGTCGGTACCCGGCGCCCAGCTGCGCACGAACGGGAAGTAGATCCAGTTGCCGATCATCTCGGCCACCACCAGCGCGTGCCGCGAGGCGGCCGGGTTCTCGCCGTGGCCGCCGGCGTCGTAGCCGAAGCTGATCAGGCCGCGCCGCTGGTAGCGCGCGCCCGGTACCGGTTCCACGATGGGGAAGCCGGTGCGCAGGCCGGTCTGGATCGCCGCGCGCAGGTACCGCTCCCAGATGTGGTTCTTGCTGCTGACGTTCAGGCACAGCAGCTGGCGGATGTATTCGTCCGGGTCCAGTTCTTCCCGCATCTGCGCCATGAACTGGGCGTTGAGGATGCCCAGCTCGATGCCGAGGTTGACGTCGATGGTGGTCAGGGTCTTGTACTGGCCGCCGGCGATCATGTCGCTCAGGGTGTCGGCGCCCTTGAACACCCCGGTGACGCGGATCTGCGGTTCGTTCTTCGACGTCTCGCTGGCGCCCAGGCGCCGGGTGGAGCCCATCATCAGCAGGAATCGCCCGTACAGGCGATCGCGCGGCATGTCGTCCACCTCTTCCAGGCTGGCGGCGGTCATGTCGCCGCCGTCCACGTTGGCCATGATGCCGTAGGCCCGGGCGCGGCTGCCGTTCTCGAATTGGTAGTAGCTGTCCGCCAACTGTGGGCGATTGCTGCGGTAGCCGATGTAGGCAGACAGGATCGGCGAGCGGCGGATCGCCTCGAGGTGGTAGTTGAGGTTGACGATGGCCTGTGCCTCGCGCGGGCCGACGATACCTAGCTCCTGGTCTGCCGTGGTGGCGTTGTTCTTGAGCTGGTACAGCTCCTTGATGGCCGTCTTGCCGGTACGGCGGCAGCTGAAATCGATGGTGTTCCGGTACCGGTCCATCTCGATGCACTTGAGCACCTGTACCGGGTCCAGGGTGACGTTGTGGATGTGCTTGTGCCACAGCGCATGGTCGTGCGCGTAGCGCCTGATCTCCTGCTCGGCCACGTTCTGCAGCGCGGCGCGCTGCTGGCGGGTGACGCGCTCAGCCACCGGTATCCCCAGCGCTGTGTTCCAGCAGGATCGGGTCGCGGGCCGTGGCGGCGCGGCTGCGTTCGATCATCGCGCCCAGGTTCTCCAGCGCCTTGGTCTGCCGCTGCTGGAATTCCAGCAGCGCGCCGGCGTTTTGTTCCTCGTTGGCCAGGTGGCCGCGCAGCACGTCGGCGTCTTCCTGCACCTTGGGGGTCATGCCCTGGCTGTTGAGGTCCAGGCCCAGGCGGGTGATCAGCTCGCCGATCAGCTTGATAGAGGGATGGTTCTCGATCTTGTAGATCTGCACCTCTTCGCCCGATTCACGGTCTTCGTAGCGAGCCAGGTGGAACATACCCTCGCGGTCGTAGTACCACTCCGGCGTGCGGATGCGCGCGCCGTCGGCGATCACCGCCAACATCAGGTCGTTGATGATCGCGGTGACGTTGGCATGCAGGTCGGCCCGCAGCTCGCCCAGCACCTTCGGATTGCCGGTCTCGAACGCGATGTGGTGCCGCAGGAACAGTTCGGTCTTCTTCTGGCAGGCATCGCCGACGCGGCAGCCGTTGTAGAGCAGTTCGCAGCCCTCGCACTGCGGATAGCCGCCCGGACGCGCTGGCCAGTACGTGGCCGTGCGCGCGGTGATGCCGTGCTTGAGCGCGTTGAAGCGCGTGCGCTGTGCTTCCTCCGGCGTGGGGTGGCCCTGCAGGTTGGCGGCGCTGGCGGCCTTGCCCTGCGGCGTCGTCGGTCCGGTGGCGCTGGCCCACATTTTCAGCAGATGCCGCGCCTGCCGGCCCTGCGTGGCTTCTTCGCCGCAGGCCGGGCAGGGCGCGTAGTAGCGCCAGGGGTGCCAGCCATCCTCGGGCGCATCCACCACCCGGGCGGGCTCGGCATCGAACCGATGCCCGCAGTCCTGGCAGTGGAAATGAACGTCTGTGAGGCGGTCGCGGATTTTTCCCATGCTGCTATTGCAGCCGCTGGGAAACAGCGGGGCTACGGGATCAGGCCGGAAGCCGCAGCGCCATCTGCACCACGTTACCGGCCGGGTCTGCCGGTGGCTTCACCGAAGCGCTGCGGATACGGTGCATGCGTCGCCACTCCACCAGCGCCGCGTCGAAGTCGGGATGCTTCCGCGTGCGGCCACAGCGGCATTCGATGAAATGGCCGCCGCCGGCGCTCGGTCCGCGAAGGTCGTGGATGTGACGGGCGATGTGGCCCTGCCGGCAGCGCGGCAACGGCGTGTCGTGCGAGATCTCATGCTGGGTCATGGAGCATGCTCCTGTGTGGTCGCCGGGGCCTGGCCGCGGAGCGGGTGCGGGCGGCGGCGCTTGCGCTTGCCCCAGCTGGTGCCGCGGCTGACTTCGCGGATGGTGCTGGGCGCGACGCCGAAGCGTTCGGCCAGCCAGCTGACGTCGCGGCCGTCCTGCAGCGCCGCGCGGATCTCCTGCACGTCGCCCGGCAGCAGTTTCGTCGCGGCGCCGGCGCGGTTGGCATCGGCCTGGAAAGCGCAGGCCAGGTGCGCGGGGTTCGGACATTCCCGGTTGCCGCAGGTGTTGTAGACCACCAGGCCATCGGGGATGGGGCCGAAGAACATCTGCCAGATCCAGCGCTGGGCCGTGGTCGGGTTGCCGCCAAACTGCTTGATGGGGCGGCCCTGGTCGTTGATGCGGCCCAGCCACTTCCAACACTGCTCCGGGTTCTTCGGCAGCTGCACTAGCGGCTTGAGCGTTGCGCCTGCGATATGCGTCACGGCGCACCGCCTTCCGCCGGCGCGGCGAACATATCCAGGGTGTTCGGGCAGCGCGGCGGAGGAATGGCGTCGCCGATGTGCACAAAGGCGGTGCAGACCGGGCCGGCGGCGGTGCGCTGCCACTCGGTCGGATACTCCGGTTCCTCAATGTCGAAGGCCATGGTGCGGCCCGTGATCGAGCAGCCCATCAGTTCGCTTCCGGTGTCGTCGGGTTTGCCTGGGCCGCCTGAACGCGCGCAGTTTCCGCACCAGTTCTCGATGAAGGCGTTGCCCTCGGTGCCATTGCTGGGGCGGTATTTCGATGATGGGATGCTCATGCCTTGTAGACCCTCTGGCCTATAGAATCCGCGCCATGACGAACCCGTACCGCGGCTTGACGCTGAACCAGCTCTATCGGGCCTGCCAGGAGCGGGCGGGGGAACTGCTGCAGAAGCCAGGTAGAGAGCCGGTGCGGCGCACCCGCGAAGAGCGCGCCGCGCTCGCGCAGGACACCGCGTATCTGCTGCTGGCGGTGGCCTCGGCCGTGGATCCCGGCGATGCCACGCCTGATACGGCACGCTGGAACATGAAGTACGGCGGGGTGGGCTTCGTCGAGGCGTTCACCGAGCAGGCCCGGCGGAACATTGCCACCGCGCGTTGGCGCGTCATCAGGGATGCGGCGGACTTGGTGCTGGGCAGCAACCTCAGCCGCATGGACGCGATCATCGGCGGTCACCCGGTGTACGACCGGCCCTACGACAGCGACGCCGGCCTGCAGAGGGCGCTCGAAGGACTGGCGCGCGAGTACGCGGCGCGGGAGAAGTAGGTCCCGGGCGGCGGTGCTATGGCAGCGGTTAGCCCTCATGGCATCACCAGCCTTTCCAACTCGGTCGGCACGTTCCACAACCCCTGCGCGCCGCGGCAGTAGGCCGGCTCCTGCAGCCGGATCACGTCCGCCAGGCGCCAACCGATGGGGCCGTAGAACCACGGCGAGCTGCACGGAGCGGTGGTGAAGCCGATCACGACTGCGGTGCCGACGATGCCTTGGTCGAGCATGTCGCCCAGCTCCTGCACGTCCGGGCGCCTGCCCATGGCGCTGGCAATCGGCTGACGCGCGTACGGGTCTATGGTCTTGCCTGCGTGGATGGCGATGCGTCTGCCGATGATCGACGCCGGCGGCTTCCAAGTCCGATTCTCGATGTCCTTGCCAGCGGCGACGATGGCCCAGGCCCATGGGCGATGCAGGGTGAGAGCCTTCATTCCGAGGCCCCCGCGCCGTGGCTGTTCGCCGGCAATACCTCACGGAACCTGGACGGGCTCCAGTCGCAGGATTCATCGGCAGGAATATGCCCGAAAATCGCGGTGCAGCGGCGACAGTGCACGCAATCCCCACAGGTTTTCCCCACGGGTAGGTCCATATCGTCCCCCTGCCTACGGTACGGCTCACGCTCAGCCATGGCCGCGCTCCTTCTGGTACTCCGCCCACGCAGCCTGCAGTCGCTGGAACGCCTCGCTGGACCCGCCCTCGCGGTCAGGGTGCAGGCGGGCGCGCTCGCGCCGGTAGCTGCCCTCGGGGTCTGCCGGGTCCAGCACCTCGCGCCAGTTCGGCGCCGCCGGCGACGGCAAGGCGGCGAAGCCCTCGAACGCACGCGACAGGACGGCCGCGCCGCCGTGGCGCTCGATCGCCCGCATGGCGTCCAGCGTGGCCGCCACCGCCGCCAGGTTGTCGGCCACGCGGTCGTAGCGGTCGATCGCCATGCAGCGCTGCGGGCTGCCGGCGGTGGCGCGGTCCACCCAGTACACCGCCACGCCCGGATCGGCCGGCTCGCGCTGGTTGGAGCGGGGGAAGCCGTCGAGGCGCAGTTCCAGGTTGGAGGTGATGACCAGGTCGTCATCGTGGATGCCCATGCGCTTCAACTCGCCGCGCACGCGCTCGGTGGCTTCGCCGATGGTGACGTCGCGCTGCGGCTGCCAGCGGCCGTCGCCGCTCTGTTTGCCCGCCTTGCGGAAGCGCGCGGCGGTGCGGTCCTGCGGAGCGGTTCGCTTCCAGCCGAAGGGCCACTGGATGGGATAGGCGGGGATACTCATGGCTTGGTGACCTCGTTGAGTTTGCGGCGGCGGTTGGCCGCGGTGATGCGCGCGGTGCGCTCGGTGGAATAGCTGGTGATGTGCCAGCGGTTGCAGTGCTCGCAGCGGTAGTAACTGCGGGGGACGGTGACGTGGTCGCGCTTGTGCTTGGGCACGCTGCCGATGGCCGAGGCGGCCTCTTGGTAGTGCTTGAAAATCACCTTGCCGGTGACCTCGCAGCGATCGCGGGGAGGGGTGATCCGCATGGTCAGGTTTCCTCTGCCATGTCGAGCTGGCCCATGGTCGTCATGTGGTCGGCCTGGGCGTCATCGATGGACAGGGAGATACCCAGCTCGCTCATGCCCTTGATGCTGAGCGCGAACATATGCGCGGTGCGGCGGCCGCGGATCACCTTGTCCAGGCCTTCCTTCACCACCAGCCCGGCCTTGCGCAGTTGCTTGGCCAACACGTTGGCTGTCTTCACCGGCAGGCCATTCCACTGCTCGCGCAGGCGCATCGACGTGGACAGGTGGGCCATGATGTCCTTCGGCCGGATCAGCAACGTGGCCTGGTCGTCCACGACATCGATCTTCCACGGGTGCCGGTACTCGCCGGCGTCCAGTTCGCTGGCGATCAGGTCCAGGATCCAGACGAACGGCTCGCGGTCGCCTTCGGTCTCGCGGATGTGGTTGTTCATCTCCGCGCGCAGGTCGGGCAGGAAGTCGCCGGTGGTCGGGTGGATGCCGGCGAATTCGCACAGGAAGCGCCAGGCGGTGACCACCGCCGCGTAGTTCTCGATCATGCGTTTGGCGCCGCTGTCGCGCGGGGAGGCGCGGCAGGCCTTCGCCAGCCATTCTTTGGACTGGGTGAGCGTCTCTTCCACGCGCTCGCGGCGCAGGGCGGCCAAGAAGTGCAACCACTCCCGCACTGGGAAGCGCGGCAGCCCGGAGGGCAGCATCGGCCCCATCTGCGTGGCGTCGAGGGTGCAGCGCACCACCTTGCCGGTCAGGCTGCGCACCGGCACGTCCTCGCCGGCGAGCAGCACCGGCGCGCACAGCAGGTACTCGGTCATATCCGAGCCGCGGCGGGTCACGGTGAACTGGTAGTTCTCCTGCAGCAGGCCCACTGCCTTTTCGATGATGTCCACGCGCCGCGCGGACAGTTCTTCCCAGCCCACGGGGTGGCTGGTGCCGCTGATACTGGTGATCAGGCGGAACTCGGTCTGCAGGGACTGGCCCGAGAACATGGTGAAGCCGAGCGTGCGTTCCAGCCGCTTGATCTGCGTGGACTTGCCGCTGCCCTTGTCCGCCTGCATGACCATGTGCGGCCAGAAGCCGGTGTAGGCCTTGAGGTGTGCACCCAACGCCCACACCAGCGCCTGCGCCACGGCGTTCCTGCCGTAGGTGGCCTGGTAGGCGGCGATGATGCGCGCGGCGTCCTCGCGCCGGCCGCTGGGGAAGGTGAGGTTGTGGTACGGGCACTGCTTGTCGGGCTCGGTGAAATAGCAGTCCGGGCCCTCGTTGACGATGGGGCGCCCGTCGCGCCAGGCCAGCCCCACGAAGTTCACCGCATCGCGGGCGCCGCAGTCGGCGGTGCGCTCCAGGATGTTCAGCAGGCGGCTGAACCGCTGCGCGTGGTACACCGGCCCCAGCTTCTTCCACTGGTCGATGTTGTGCAGTCGGTCGTCTTCCAGCACCCGGCGCTGCAGGCGGGCGCCGTGGCGCGCGGTCTGCACGCTGACGGCGAACACCACCGTGGGCATGGCGTCCGCTTCGCCGGACATGGTGCTGGTGGCGCTGGCGATGGTGACGCGGCTGAGCGCCGCCACGCGGAAGCCGCACACGTCGCCGAACTTGATCTTGTCGTCGCCGCCTTCCTCGTTTTCTTCGATCTTCTCCACGAACGTGGTGAAGTCGGCCTTGACCCGGTACCGCCAGTACACGGCGAAGTCGTGGGCCGGCAGGAACACACGCTGCTTGCCGGCTGGCGCATCGCGGCCGGGCAGGCCAGGGATGGCCCACGGTTCCAGCGCCGCCAGGCGCTCGCGCACGCCGTCCACACCATCAGCCTTGATGATGTCGCCCAGGTCGTTGTAACCGTCCGCATACCAGCTGCTGGTGTCCACCAGCTGCGCGGCGATGTCGAGCGCCACCAGCGCTTCGTAGCAGGCCCAGGCCGCCTTGTCGCCTGGGCGGATGCCTTTGTCATTGGGCGGGTCGGCGTCGAAGGCGATGATGACGTGCTTGCCCATCAGCATCCGCCAGTCGATGTTCGGCACGTTGCCCGTGCCGCGGATCGCCAGCGCCGCGGTGTAGGGCTTGCCGCAGGCCTCCACGGCCAGCGCATTGATGGCGCTCTCCACCACCACCACCGTGCGCGCCGACGCCAGCGACGCGCGGTCCATGCACCACGGGAAGCCGGCCTTTTCGCCGTGGGTCTGCGTCTTCACCCCGCCGTTGAGGTCAGGATCGATGAACCGTTTGTCCACTGCCATGGGCAGGTTTGTGGTCAGGTCGCGGCAGATGAAGGCGACGGCCGGGCCGCCGTGGCCCACGTTGCCAGGCTCCACGCTGGCGCTGACCCAGTCGGTGTAGCCCACAGCCTTGCGGCGGATGGCCAGTTTCGCGGTGGCCTCCGGGATGCCGCGGCCGACCAGGTATTCCACGGCCGGGTCCGTGGTTCTGAGGCATTCGGCTGCCAGCCATTCGGCCTGGCTGCGCTCACGCGGCGCGGCGGCTTCCTCGCGCTCGACCACGAACGGCATGCCCATCATGTCGCTGAGCGCGTTTACCGCGTCTACCACGTTCTCGGCCGCGCCGATGTACTGCATGAAGGCGATGCAATCGCCCTTCGCGTTCTCGCTGTCGTCGCTGAAATCCTTGAAGTAGGAAACCCCGTTCTTGCTGTAGATGGAGAGCGATGGGCTCTTGTCGGCATGGTGCGGGCTGCACCAGTTGCCCTTGTTGCCGCCGGGGCGCTTGAGGCCGTGGCGCCGGGCCACGTCCTCAAGGTCCACGACTTGCTGCAGGCGCTCGATCTGGCGCCGGAGTTGATCTTTGAATTCCACGGTGTTCCCCGAAACTGAGTGCACCAGCCTGTCGGCCGGGTGGGTCGCGTCGCTATGGGATTGGGCTGCCGGCTAGAACGGATAGAAGTCCGCGTGCCCCACCTCGATACCGTGCTGTTCCAGCCAGCGAACGGCGAGTGCGAGTGCCCGCGGCTTCAATACGATTCGGGCATCTCCGATGCACAAGATGTTCACGTCATCCTCGACCCATACCGCGGCGCGGGCAGGGGTCTCGAAGCTGACGGGCGACCATCCCCGGGGATTGCCGCGCCAGAGATCCACGCCGAAGGACATGGCCCCGGTCATCCCGGTGAGCCGGATCGTCAGCAACAGGCCCAGGACACCCGTTCCGAGCGTGATGCTGTGGCACTGCCACGTCGGCAGAGGCCGGGGGGCGCGCACGGGTACCTGCTGCGGCAGGGCCGTCTCGCAGCGCAAGCCCAGGTGCGGGGCAAGGTTCGACGCGCCGAAGGCTGGGCCGCGGTAGGCCAGGGCATCGCCCGCCGCCGGGAACCTGTTGTTGACCACGCTGGTGCGTGGGCGCTTGATGGTCTCGCTCTCGGTACGCATCACGCCTCCCAGTTCCGGTTGCGCAGCCGCGACAGGCTGGTTTCGTGTGGGGTGCCGGCCTTCCAGTGCGAGCAGGCCGGCGAGGTCTTGAGCACGTCGCTGTCGCGGCGGTAGGTCCAGTGCTGCGCCATCAACTCGCACTTGTAGAAGTTGCGGGTCTTGCTGCTGCCTTTCAGCGAGCGGTAAACGCAGTGCGAGCAGCTACCGCAGGTCTCGCCGGCCGGACCGGAGCCCGGCCGCGCCGCGTGGCCGCCCGGCGGGGCGGTACGCAGACCGGACAGGTTGCGCGCAGGCTCGGCCGCGCCGAACAGCGTTTCCTGCTGCGGGCGGTGGGTCGCCATCACTGCACCTCCAAGGGCATGGTCAGGGCCACAGCAACGTCGCGGACCCAGATGGGCGTGCTGGACAGGGCGAAGGTCTGCCCGGTCCAGGACAGCAGCAGGGTGCGGCCGATCTCTTCGGCGATCGCGCGCGCCGCCGCCGGCGGCACCGCATTGCCGATGCGCTCGCGCCAGGCTTGGTCCGACAGGCCGTCCAGTTCGAGCTTCTCTTCCGGATCGACCAGCGACTGCAGGGCGGCCAGTTCCAGCGTGGTGAACGGCCGGTGCCAGGTGCCGTCCAGGCTGCGGATCACGCAGACCAGGTTGTCGCGCTCGGCGGGCAGGCGCGGATCCGCAACGGACCAGCGGCCGTTGTCGTGGCTGGCTGCCGCGCTCACGGCGCCGCTGCTGTCGTCCCAGGACACCACGCCGTAGTGGCCGTTGGTCAGGTAGGCGTCGCCGTGCTGGCGCTGGTTCGTGGGGCGGGGGTCGGCCACGGCGAAGGCGCCTTGGCCGGTGTCGCTTCGTGCGATGACGGTTCCGGCGGACTCGCCGAACCCGGTCACGCGGTACTTGCCAGCGCCCTCGAAGCCGCTGGAAGCGCGCGGGTCGGCCACCACTGGCGCGCCGCTGGCAACCCGGTCGGCACCGATCACCGCGCCGGCCGCGCGGTCCCACGGCACGATGCGGTACTTGTTGCGGTGGGCATCGGCTGACCATGCACAACGCGGGTCCGCGACCGAGAACGTGCCCTGGCCGGGGGACTTCACCCCGATGACCGCGCCGGCGGTGTCAGCCATGCCGAGCACGCCGTACTGCTGATACTGCGCGGCGCCGGCGGCGGCGCGCGGGTCGGCAACGCTGAAAGCGCCATTGCTGGGCAAGCTCTCGCCGGCAACGGTGCCGGTTGTGTCGTCCCAGCCATGCACGCCCAGGTAGCCGCGGCGGTACTCGGGCACCACCAGGTAGTCGCGCAGCACGCCGTCCTCGACGGCCAGGCGATTCAGGCTGCGCCAGTCGCTGCCGGCCTCCACGAACGCCAGCCGCACCCACGTCTTCCACTGCAGCGACGGTACGCGGTGCATTGGCCCGGCGCGCTCCACGTCGCCGGCCAGCGGCATGCGGCCCAGCACCGTGCCTACGGCCTGCAGCGGCCGCTTCACCGGCTCGTACAGGAACGGCGGCACCTTCTCAGCGTGGCGCGCCACCAGCAGGAAGCGCTTCCGGCTCTGCGCCAGGCCGCCCAGCTCGCCGCAGTCGTGCGTGGTTTCCGCGACCACGTAACCGTAGGCGCGCAGCAGCACGGTGATCTGGTCCAGCAGGTGCCGGCCGCGCGAAGCGATGCGCGGCACGTTCTCGAACAGCACCATCTCCACCGGATCGTCCCGGTATGCCTCCAGCATCAGCCAGATGCCGCGCAGGGTCAGGCGATTGAGCGCCTGGTACTTGGCCGTGCGGCTCTTGCTCTCGGCCATCAGGCCCGAAAAGCCCTTGCACGGCGCCGACAGGAACATGACGTGCGGCCGCTCTCCGCCGAACGCGCGGTGGATGTCGGCGGTCGTGGCTTCGCGCCAGCCCACCGGCGGCTCGCAGCCCCAGAAGGCGCGGTACTGCTCGCGGTCGAACAGATCCATCACCGTGCCCGGCACGCCGGCGATGCGGTTGAAGTCGGCGATGGCTGCGGGGTCGACGTCGATGCCGCCCAGGCAGCGGTACACCGCCTGCGCCGTGCCGATGTCGGGCCGGGCCTGGTTGAAGCCGCGCGCGCCGGCGCCCAGCCCGGAGAACATGCCGGCGTGGCGGATCTCGAACTTAGCCACGGGCACCTCCCGCCTTCCGCGCGCAGGCGCTGCACAGGTCCGGTTCCACCCACCAGCAGCCGCCCGGACAGGCGCGGCTGTCGGTGCAACCGCAGGTGCGGCAGAAGCGAGGCTCTACGGGGGTCTCAGCCCCCGGGTCGGCGAGGCGGACAGACGGCAGGCCCGCAACGTCAATCCCCGGGTACCGCGCACTGGACTTGCCCGTCTTGATGTTGCGCACGTTCACGATGACGTAGGCGTGCGCGCGGCGTCCGTGCATCGTGACCGAAATGCTGGCGCCGACCACGCTTGCCAGAAACTCGGTCGGCTCGTAGCCGAAGCGCTGGTTGCGCACGATCACCAGGGCATCGACAGGCCACAGGGCACGGGCTTCCGCGTCGGCGGTCTCGGCGGCACTTTCTGCTACGGCCAACAGCTGTTTCATACGGATCACGGCTGCACCTCCGCATCGCCGGCCTGCGCCTGCATTGCGGCGTCGATGGCGGCGGTCAGCATCTGTGCGACCTCGACGCGCGCCGGCGTTGGGCTCAGTTCGCTGATGCACGTCCAAGCTGCTTGCGCGGCCTCTATCAGCCGGACAACGACCGCATCCAGCGCCTCGCTGTCGCCGTAGTTGCGGAAAGTGACGCCCTTGGGGCTGGCGTCGGCCTGACTCGCGCGGTCAACAATATCCAGCATCGAGGTGCGGCGGATTACGTCGTGGCCGTCGATCTGCCCGACCACACCGATGACGCATAGGTTGCGGCGCAGCTGTTCAAGGTCGATCCCCGGCGCGGTCGGGGTGCCGGCCTGCCATGCGCGGATGCCAGCAATGGCGGCCTGCGCCGGCTCCCACTTCTCGCAGCCCTGGCCGCCATCCTCCATCAGGCCGTCCAGGTGCGCGATCAGCGCATCTACGTCTGCATACTGCTCGTCCGTGGCCGGCGTAGCGGAAAACACTGGATTCTCTGCAAGGTAGTTGCGCAGGAACTCAGCGCTGTCCATCGTCGCCGTGTCCTCGGCATGGCCGCACTGGGGGCATTGCCAGGTCTCGGCGTCGAACTGCTGCATCAGGTACGCAAGCGCGGCGCGGTCGCCGTGCGTCGCCGGGGTGCCGATCGCAGCCGCCTGGATCGCCAGGAGCACCCACGCGTGTGGCTGCCAGGTGGCGGCGGCTTCGGGCGACTGCGGCAGGTAGTCGTGCTGGCTGCGGTGCGCGAGCGCGGATTGGCGAGCGAGGTTGATGGCAAGCTCGCGTTCCAGCGGCCTGGTGGCAATCCTTGTTCCAGAGATGACGCCTTCGCGCCACACGCGTTTCTCCCAGTACGTGTACTGGGCGGGGGCACGCGCGAGGATCCGGCACGCCGCGTCTTGCGGGGTCATCTGCTCTTGCGCCTTCTCCGGCTGCGCGGCAGACGTCACCGTGGCCAGGAGCGAGCCTTCGATCTTCGGGAAGACCAAGCCGTCCGGGAAATCGCCGGAGACCTCCAGGCCGTTGGCTTCGTTGAACGCTGCAGCAAGCCTTACGCCTGGAGTCGCCCATGCCGCTGCGCCGAACGGAACTACGTATGGAAGGCTGGTCAGCATTCCTACGAACGCCATTACAGCGTCGCCGGCAGATACCTGGGGGGAGTTGAGGGCGTTGGCTGCCATCTCACACCTCCCCTTTGATGATGCGTTCGGCATCGCGCAGGTGCTGCACGGTGTCGGTGTCAATGCGGTCCAGAGCCTCGGCGATGGTGTAGTCCATGCGCTTGAGCCAGTCGTGGCGGTTGAGCACCAGCGCTGCGGTGAGGGCTTCGCCGGTGGAGAGCGGGCCGGGATCGTTGGTCCGCTGTGCGAACTCCGCGATCTCGACAATGCGATTCAGTTCCATGGGTCACCTGTTCGTTACGTTGCGGATTGCGCTGATCAGCGCGGGAGGAAAAGCGGGGGTAGCGCCGGCGGCGATCAGTTCCTTCACCAGCGGGTCGGCGAAGAACTCGACCAGTTCGGGGTGGTGGGCTTTGATGTGCCGCCACAGCCGGTTTTTCTCGGCTTGGCTGAGGGCGCGGGCGGAGATGGCCTTTTCGACGGTGCGGCGCCAGGCTTCCCCTTCGGGATCGGGCGCGGGCGGCGTCAGCGGCCGGAAAGGGCCGCGGTAGAGCACGCGGTCAACGTTCGTGGCCATGGCGCCCCCGCAGGTAAATCCACAGCACGGACAGCGGCCAGGCCCACAGCGACCACCAGCGGATCAGCCAGGGGGCACGCTGCAGGTGCGGGCGGAAGCGGTCGCTGTCTTCCATCGACAGCAGCAGCAACATGCCCGGGATCGCATAGACCAGGAGCAGTAGGGCCCGGGCCAGCAGCGTGAACACTTCGTCGGGGATCACCGGCATGCGGCCTCCGAGTCGCGCTGCAGTTCCTCGCGGTCGGGGAGGGTGTAGACCACCGTGGCGGCGCGACTGACCTGGCCGAGCAGGGCCTGTACGACGCCCTGCGGGTCGCGGTGTTCGCTGGTGCCCATGACGCGCTTGGCGAAGGTGTGGCGCAGCCAGTGCGGGCTGGCCTGTACCTGCAGGCCGGCGGACTGGCGCCACACCTGCATGCGGTGCTGAAAGCTGCGCTCGGACAGTGGGTTGCCGTTGCGGCTGCAGATCAGGGGCGCGTCGTCGTCATCCGGCTGGCGCATCAACCGGCGCAGCTTCAACAGGTCGCGCAGGGCGCGCTCGGCCATGCTGTTGAGCGGGGCGGCGTAACCGTGGCCGCCCTTGGCGATTTCGTTGGGGACGGTGACCTGGCGCGTGGCGATCATGGTCTTCGCCATGCCGACTGTCAGCCCACCCAGCGAGCCCACGCGCAGGCCGGTATGCCGGGCCAGGCGCATCCATGCGTGGTCACGCTGTGCGTACAGCCCCACGTGCTTGGCGATATGCGCCAGCAGCAGCTTTTCCTCCGCGCGCGTCAGGTAGCGGTGGAAGTGCGCGCGCGGGGCGGCGGCGGAAATGAAGGTCACCGGGTGCCTCCCTTCACGGCGCGGCCGTAGTCCATGCGCGGCATGCGGCCGCTGTCCTCGGCTTCACGCGCCGAGGCGGCAATCTCTTCGATGTCCTCGTTGTCCTTCTTGATTTCGGGGCGCGGCACCTCGGGCAGGCGCCGCTGCATTGCGGCGATGAACGCTTCGTCTTCCATGCGGGTCTCCTGGTAGTGGGCCGGCCACTCGCCGGCCTGGATCTGCGGGACGCGGATCGCCACGCCGGCCAGTGCCAGCAACAGGCACAGGGCGTAGGTCCGGTTTTCGGTGAGGGCCTTCATGCCGAGGCCCTGCGCGCGGCGCGCTCGGCCTGGCGCTGCAGCAGTTCGGCGCGGAACAGCACGCCGATGCGCTTGCCGGCGCCGCTGACGCGGAAGTCCCCGACAACCGGCGTGACCTCCACGGCGTCGGTCAATCCGCGCTTGAGCAGCGCCGGCGGGGCAGGGTGGCGGCGGGCGGCGGTCATTGCGCGAGCCCGTCGAAGCGGCTGAGCAGCGCCAGGCCGGCGCGCACCTGGGCGTCGAATGCCTGGCGGATGGCGTTCACCTCGGCTTCGGTGATGCGGCGGTCGGCCAGCGCCGCCCGGATCGTGCGGGCGACGGCGCCGGCCCTGGCGTGCACCTCGGCGTAGGCGTCGAGCAGCTCCACGTCCCCTTGGGCCGTTACCGGCGGCAGCAGCCAGGCGCAGTGGGCCAAGGTCCGGGCGTAGCTGTACAGCGGGCGGTAGTCCCTGCTGATGACCTGCAGCGTGATGGACTCGACCAGCCCCATCTTGTGGTCCGGCATCATCGGGTTGGCCTTGTTGCTCAAGGTGCCCGGGGACATGCCCATCAGCGGGGCGAGCGCGGCGGCGCCGCGTTGGCCCGTCTGCGGATCGCGGTAGTCATGGACGGTTGCGTAGACGGCATCGTCCACGTCGCCCCATAAGTCGGTGTAGCGGTTGTGTGCCATCGGCGGAATCTCACTTCCGATATCCGAAGGCGCAGGCAATATGCACCGCGTAAAGTTGCGGTGTGGGGGTGTTCCGGTCTGTCAACCTGCGCCTTCCACTCGGCCCGGACGGGACGGCAATCCCGTCCGGGCCACCTACCCACCCCAACAGCGCGGCAACGCCTGGGAGGGTTCAATGCGTTGCCACTACGCGGGGCTGCCGCCTCCGGCCGCCATCCCACGCTCGGCCAGCACCAGCACCTGCGTGGACATGCTGCGGCGCTCTTTCGTCGCCAACCGCGAAAATTTGCGGTGCGACTCGACGGGCATCAGCACCGTCACCTTCACGGTTTTCTGCGCCTTCGCCTTGCCTTTCGCGCTCTCGGGTACACTCGCCGCCTTTTTCATCGTTCTGACCATTTCGGAAAAGTTCGGATATTTGAGGAACAGAACGGACGCTACTCCGATATTTGAGTCAGGTCAACAATTTTTGTTCGGAAATTTGCGTTGATGGCCCACACCCCCGCTCCCGCAACGTTTTCGGCTCGCTTAAAGCTGGTGCTGGGCAACAGAAAGCCCACGCCCTGGTCCGAGAACCTGCTGATCCCCTCGGGCACGATGTCCAGGATGTTCAAAGGCGATGGAGTGCCGCCCACCTACGAAACGCTGGCCAAGATCACGCGCACGGAGAACGTGTCGCTGTCCTGGCTTATAGAAGGAGTGGGGGCGCAGTACCTGATAGGCCTGATACCCGACGATGACGAACTCGCCGGCGAGATTGAAGCGCGCCTGCAGGAGGAACCGGCGTGGCACGTCGACGCGCTGACGGATGGACAACTGCTCATCGTGATACTCAGCCAGCCGGCGCAGCTGGTGGAGAAGCGGGGCAACATCGACTACGTCGCGGTGGACGCGCTTGGTGGCGTCGTCGCCGACCGGGTGATGGAAGTGCTCGCTGTGCATGGCCAGCGGGTGGCGATGAAAAAGTGGTCCCGGGAGCGGATGCTATCTGGCCTGCAGCATGGGCTCGGCACGTTCGAGTTGTTCGGTGATCCACATGGCGAGCGCAGCGTGGGTCTACTCGCCAGCACCGGCTACGCCACGCTCCCAGTACCGCGTATGGCGGTAGCCGAGCAACCACCACCGGCCTACGCCGACGCGCGCTACGCGCCGCTGCGGGCCGGCATGGGACGACTCGGCAGCCTGATGCACGACATGCAGGACGACGAACTCATCGCCACCGACGTGCTGCTGTCCAGCCTGCTCGACCGGGTGGAAGCGCGAAAGCAGCGTTAGCCGGCGACGCCCTCGCGCCCGAGCAGCCGACGTGCGCGACCAACGGCGCGGCGCTTTCTCGATGCTGCGGGCATTGCAGATTCTGGAAGCCTCACGCACAATGCGCGGGTTCTCAGAGGGGCGGCTACGCCACCCCACTTCTCAAGTCTATGAACCGCTTTTCCCCCGGTGCTGATGACGGCACCGGGGATGTATCGGATCTCAGCCGTACCGGCTCCCACGACGATCTCCGAGATGAATGACTGGTAGAACGCCCGAACCCGGGCGGCGCTGCTGGACTCCGTGAAGATCGACCGAATGTCCGCCGCCAGTTCATCCAGATCCGGCAGCTCCATGGCCTCCCGCGGGGGCTCGGTGGCGTCCAGCTCGGCGATCTGCTGTTCTACCGCCCGGATCTCGGCGTTGTTGTCGCGCAGGCGCTGGGTCAGGTCGCCCAGGTTCGGGGCATCCCGGCCCATGGCCTCCAACACCTCGAACAGCTTGGAATTCCGGGCCCTGATGCCGGCAACCTGGGCCACCAGGCCCTTACGCCGGGCGCGCTGCTCCCGCTCCCACTCCCCGAACATGCCCACCATGTCGGTGGCCACCTCGGCCAGGGATTGCTTGTCCAGGATGCGCGTGAACACGACCTGCTGCAGGAAGTCGGTCAGCTTCTCCGCTGGCCAGCGCTGCCCGTCACAGGCGTTGTCGTCGCGCGCCCGGTTGCACCGGAAGTAGCGATAAACGCCGCCGCGGCCGGTGGCGGTCTCCACGATCAGCGCATTGCCGCATTTGGCGCACCGCAGGATGCCGGAGAAGGGTTGCGTGCTCAGGGAGCTACCCCGGGTACCGGCATTCGTCGCCGCGGTGTCCATCGATGCCTGGACCTCCGCCCACACGTCCAGGCCGACGATGGGTTCGTGGCTGTCGACCTCCACCCATTCGTCGCGCGGCCGGAGCTTGTTGGTCCGGCGGTCGATCCGGTTAAACACCGTGCGCCCGATGACCGCCTCGCTGCGCAGGATGTGCAGGATCGTGTCCTTCTTCCATGGCCGGCCGCCGCGGTACCGCACGCCCATGTTGTTGTAGCGCACGGCGATGCCCTTGGCGCCGAGGCCCTGTAGGCGCAGGCCGAAAATCTCCAGGATCCGGGCGGCTTCCTCGGGCACGGGGATCAGGCGCTTCCGCTTCGGGTTGTCGGGCGCCTGCACCGACACGTAGCCGTAGGGCGCCGGGCCCCCGGTGTAGTACCCCATCTCGGCGTTCCGCATCAGCGATCGCTTCGTGTCCACAGCGGTCTGCCGGGACTTCATTTCATCGAACAGTTCCAGCATGCCGTCCATCATCCAGCCGGCATCGGTGGTGCGGTCGACCTCCATGTCCAGGTAGACCAGGCTCACCCCGGCGCGGTCCAGCTCGCCCTTGTACATGGCTGCTTCCAGCCGGTTGCGGGCGAACCGAGCGCTGGACCAGGTGATGAAGTAGTCGCAGCTGCTGGTGGTGGCGTACTCGACGGCGGCCTCAAAGGCGGGCCGGTTGCCCACCTTGAACGCGCTGCGGCCTTCATCGCGGAATTCCTTGATCACCACCGCGTCCAGTTCGTCGGCCCGCCGGTGGCCCGCTTCGATCTGCGCCGGGATCGATACTTCGTTCTCTGCCTGCGACCGGTCGCTCACTCGGGCGTAGATCACGGCACGTTTGCGGGATCGGGTCATGGCGGCGCGTCTCGGATGATGTGCTGGATCTGATAGGGGGACAGCGCCAGGCCGGCGGTCCGGAGCATTTCATCGCGGATCTGGCGCGGTCGGAACCCGCGCCGGGCCAGAGATCTCACAGCCAGGTTCCGCTGGTAGATGTGCAGCAGCGAGATGTCGGGGATCGTGATCCGGTTCCGACCGTCCATGAAGTCTCGGTTGGCTGACATGACAGCCCACGCCGCGACGAACGTTTCGTAGCCGATGGTCTCGGCGACGCGCACCCACACGGGGCCCAGGCCGAGTTGGCGCAGCTCTTCCAGGCGCGGGTCGCGGTCGGCAGCGGCGGCAGCGCCGGCCGGCGTCGGCGCCGGCGGCGCCGCGGCGCTAAAGCCGCCGCCGGAACTACTGCAACTGGATGGGTACCCACCTCCCCCTGCGGGGGGCGCCGGGGAGCCCTGCCGAGCCCCCACCCCTGCCGTGGACGCTGCCAAGGGGCCGGGGGCCCACAGGTCGAGCTGGATTTCCGGATTCGTATTGCGGGTTTCTGTGGTCATAGGAGCGGCAACCCCTTGTCCGATGGTGATCAGCACGTGCGCGAACTGCGGGTTCTGTCATTACCCGCAATTCGACCAGGGCGAGGGTTTCTGCACACCACGGATAGATAGCCCGTTTTTAAGGCTGTTTCCGGGGCTCTGCACGCTCCCCCAACTTCACTGGCTATCGGAGAGTAACAGGGTTGTCGGTCTTAGATTTCTGCACGCCGGCCGCGTGGACGGGGATGCCTGTCCGGCGCCGAAATCGCGCGATCCAGGCTCCGCAGCGATTCGAGCAGCGGGCCGCGCATCTTCGCCAACGGGTTGGCCTTGTCGATCGCCTTGCGCAGCCGCCGTTGGGCCACATGGGTGTAGATCGTCGTGCTCTGGATGTCGACGTGGCCCATCAGCACCTGGCTGTCGCGCAGGTCGACCTCGGACTCCAGTAACTCGGTGCCGAACAGGTGGCGAAGGGCATGCGGGTGCGCGACATCCCGGGGCAGGCCGGCGTCCTCGCAGTGCTTGATCATCATCTGCTGGATGTACGACGCACTGATGCGACGGCGCGCGCCGTAGTACTCGGCCGGCGGCACGTTGTGGTTGTGCTGGGTCACGAACAGCACCCGGTCGCCGTTGGGCAGATCCCGCGGGATGCTGGCCAGGTCATCGTGACCCAGGTAAGCGCGCAGTAGGATCGCGGCCTCGCGCGGCACGGGCACCATGCGCTCCCTGTTGCCCTTCTCGGTGACCCGGATGACCAGTTGCTCGACGCCGGCGTCATCGTCCACCCAGCGCAGCGCTGATTCGTTGAGCGCGGCCAAGCCACGCAGGCGGAAGCCGCAACCGAGGAACAGCATCAGGATGCAGGCATCACGGACGCCCTGCAGCGTGGTCACGTCCGGCTGCATCAGCAGGCGCTCGGCCTGGGGCAGCGACATGGCGCGCGGCAGGGGCCGGCCGGCACGTGGCAGTGACAGCACGGCCGCCGGATTCGTGGCGCCGGCGTTGTTGGCCGCGTGCCAGGCGAAGAAGCCACGCAGGGCGGAAACCAGCGGCCGACGGGCCCGAGCGCTGAGCCTGATGCTGTGCGCGTAGATGCCGGCGAACCGCTCCAGATCCTGCAGCGTCGGCGCCAGCGGATCAGTGGTTTGCTCGGGCGCCAGGCGCGGATCCGCCGGCGGCTCGACAACCCAGGTGGCGTAACGCTCCAGCAGCCCGCGGTACTTCGAGATCGTTGCTTCGGCCCGGCCTTTGTTGTGCCGGAGCCAGGTGAAGTAGTCGGCTGCGGCGGAATTGAACGCTTCGAGGGAAGGTAGGGGCATTGCCAGCGTGGGAGCGTGGGACACCCTGCGAGCATCCCGAATAACCCACGCGGCTCAATGGGTTATGTCCGTCGAGCAGTCCCACGCGCCGACGATTGCCGCAGGTCACAACGTGGGACCGCTTTTCAAACGCTCGTTTTATCCGTGGGACTCTGCGCCCGCCACATGGGACCGCGATCCCGGCCCCTTTCTCTCTCTCTCTCTTCAATCAATCAAGGGGAGAGAGAGAAATAGGCAGCCGGCCGGCGCAATCGGTGACGTGGGGGAATCCATCGCTGGCGTGTGACTTTCCGGGTACTTCGTGGGACAAAAATCCTTTCAGGATCAAAGCGATAGTCCAAAACTATCGAATAACCCCACGCCGCCGCGCGCCGCCCCTCCCGCTATATGCCAGCTTTTCGGCGGGCGACTCTCTTTCGTCGGTGGGGTCCGGGGAGGGGAGTGGCAGGAAGACGGCGCCCGTGCCCGTACCCGGATCGACGCGGCCGGGCGGACCACTGCCGCCGGTATGGTTCCCATTTCTTTATGGGCCTATACAATTCGACGCATCGTGCTATCCCGCACGCCACGCGATGACGGACCCGCATGGATCAGGACGGTGCAACGAAGAGAAGGGGGCGGCCGCGGGTGACGCCCGAGGGCTTGGCGCCGGCGGACCGGGCCAACGCCTGGACGCGCGACTGGAAGCGCGCCGGCGGCCACCGGCTGCCGGTAAATCTGAGCCCTTCGGCGTGGCGGGAGCTGCAGAAAATGGCAGGCCCGCGCGAGCGCGGGCCCTTCATCGATCGCCTGATCCTCGCCGAGGCCGCCCGTCGACGGGCGGAGCGGGAACCCCCTACAGCTTGATCACGCCGGCCTTGTCCAGGCGGCGCAGGCACTGTTCGCACGCCTGGCGGCGAACCTCGCAGATACGGAGCCGGTCGGCGAGCGCTGGCACGACGTCGCCGGCGAGCCCATCGAAGGCGGCCGGATCGTCCGCGGCGGCGCTCCAGCGCACGCCGGTGTCCCCGTCGGCCGTGGTGCAGGGGGACATGCAGATCGGGCTGCACAACGCCGACACCGGGCGCGTCAGGCGGCTGCAGGACGGCCAGGCAGCGAGGCAGAGGACGGTCAACACCGCCAGCAGTAGCCGGATCATCGTTTCCCTTCCTCGGGGCCCAGGCCCGCGTTGACGGCATCGATGCGCCCCTGTCCCGGCGCGCACTGCGCGGCCAGTGGCTCCGCCGCAGCGACGGTGCGGTAGACCGTCCGCACCCGCTCTCCGCGCGTAGCGATCGCATCCAGCCGGTCGAGCAGTTGGGCGTCGTCCCGGTCGCGGGCGGCGGCCAGCCCATTGACGCGATCGAGCGCGGCCGCCAGCGCCCTGTTCTCGCCGCGCAGCGGCGCGGTGAGCGCGCGGTACAGCTGCCACACGTTGAGCGTGGCCAGCACCAGGCACAGCAGGCTGAGCAGCACCACCGGGCGCCAGGTGAGCCACAGGCGGCGAAGCCGGGCGATCACCCGCCACCCCGCAGGATCGTCCACAGCTTGAGCACCACGGTGGTCAGCGCGGATGAGATCGCGCCGACGGTCAGCAGGGTTTTCCAGCCACCACGCGCCTGCATCAGCACGTCGTGCATCTCCTTCACCCGCTGGTCGGTAGCCTCGTTGCTTTCAACCAGCCGGCGGATCTGCTCGCCCTGCTGGGACAGGGTCGCGTCGATGCGGCCCAGGTCGCGGTGGATCTGCGGGTCCGTCACCGGCCGGCCCTCTCGACAATGCGCGCCGCGTCCTCGTACCTGCCGCATAACCCTGCCTCCAGCGGCGTGCCGCGCCACAGCCGGCACATGGAACGGAGCTGCGCGGCCATGCAGTCCAGATCGGACGCCGGCACGCAGCGATCGCGCAAGACCAGCATTTCAGCGCGGCGGCTGCCGGCCGTGCTGGTGCCGCGGTTGTACACGGTCGCCGTCAAGATGCCCTGGGCGTCTGCCGGCAGCAGATCCCAGCCCCGGGCGAACGTTCGGCGGGCCAGCGCGTGGTAGGCCGGCAAAGTGACCCGCCGGAAGATCTCCGCGCAGTAGTCGTAGCGGGTGCGGATGTCCCGGTAGCGGGGCAGGGCGGCGCGCGCGGCGGTGCCCGTAATACCGGCCGTGCTGGCCAACCGGGTGACGTTGGGGTGCGCGGCCCAGTCCGCGCGGATCTGCGTTGCGCTCTGCAGGCCGCCGTCGTAGCCCACGCACCAGGTGATACCGCTCGCGCCGCCCGGCCAGATGGGGGCCTGCAGGTGCCGCTCGTAGTAGGCGGGCCCGGAGATCTCCCAGCGGATGATGTGTGCGACCGCGGCCGGTGATACCTCGACCGGGGGGGCGGGGGTCGGCGGCACCACCGATTGCACGGCGTCGCGGATCTCGCTCACCAGGCGGGCGGCGGAGCCGGCAGCCGGCAGCGCTGCCGCAGCGCTGGCGCTCAGCGCGAGAAGAAGCGCAGCAGCAGCACGAAGCATGCGATCCACACCAGCGTGTCGGTCCAGAAGAGGGCCAGCGCGCCGCGCTCGCCGGCGAGGGTGCGGCGCCACAGATCGGCCTGTTCCTCCGCGCTCAGCCGGCGGCGCCAGCGGCGACGGGCCAGCCACGCGAGCGCTAGCACCGCGATCGCATAGGCGGTGCGGATCGGCAGCTCGATCAGCATGGCCATCAGGTCGACCTGCGCGGCCGGCGCCAGCGCGCCCAGCACGATCCACGCCCCCAGCGCGACCAGCGCCAGCAGCGGCAGCCAGAAGACCGGCTCCTGCCAGCGGGTCAGCCATGCCTTGATGCTCATTGCTCCCTCGATCGGCGACGGGCGAATGCCCCCGCGCACATGCTCCCCCGTGGCTGCGCGCGGCGCTGCGGGAATGCACTACACCGGCGGGATTTCCTCGAACACCAGCGGGCGGTTCGAGAACGGCCCGGAGACGTGCTGCGACGGGCCCAGGGTGCCCTTGCCGTAGAGCGCGCAGCGGTGGAGTTCGGCGGTATCCAGCGCACCGCCGGGCTGCCGGTAGCGGTGAATCGACACCCCGCGCCGGTTGCCGCGCAGCGCCGCCGCCAGCAGCTCCCAGTCCATGCCGTTGACCAGCCCCGCGCCGCGCACCGCGGCGGTCGTGGCCAGGCTCAGCTGCCCGGTCAGGCGGCGATAGCTGCGCCGCTCCACGATGTTGAGCTGCCCGCCCAGCGTGCGGTCGCTGATGCTGGGGTCGATCAGCTCCATACGCCAGCCCTTGTCCAGCAGCACGTCCACGGCCGGCATCGCCACCAGCTCACCCAGGTCGAACGCGCCCGCACCGACGACCAACTGCAGGCCGACCAGCGGCGTGTTCGCCGCCGGCAGCACGAACCAGGCCGCGCGGCTCCCGTCGGGCAGTTGCACCACCGTCTGGGTGACCGCGTTACCGCCCAGCGCGTAGCCGTAACCGGCGTCGCCGGCGCGCTTTCCGGTCAGCGTCAAGCTGGTGCCCGCCACGCACGTCAGCCCCAGCGCGGCGACGATGCGGATGGGCGCTGCGGCTGCCCAGTCCAGTCGCAGCGAAGCGGAGCCGGCGCCGCCGCTGATGCGCGCCACGCTCGCCGGTTCGCCGTCGACCAGTGCCGGCAGGTTGATGCCGGCGGCGCCGGCGACGGTGGGCACGATGCCGGCCGGCTGGCCGTATCCGATCAGCATGTCAGGCTCCCCAGAAGCGGACGGTGTGGCGGCCGGTGACCGGGTTGGTCACCACGCTGGTCACCAACACATTGCGACCGGCCTGCAGGCCGTAGCGCGGGTACGTGATGCGGCCGATCTCGCCCGGGCGGAAGGTGATGTCCGGCCGGCCGTAGATCACACCGCTGTAGAAGTTGCGCGGGACCGCGTAGAGCGCGACCACGCGGTCGATCTCGGCTTGCGCATCCTCGCGGCGGTCGAAGCGCGACAGGCGCGGCGGCGCCGCTTCCGCGCGCGCGTAGCGGCTGGCCAGCGGTCCGCCGGCATACACCTGGCCGCGGTACGCACCCGACAGCTGCTGACGCATCGCCGGCGGCAACTGCTCCAGATCCGTGATCATGTCGCCGCTGGCCAGCGGCGCCGCGTTGGGTTGGTAGGCCATGCGCCGGGTCAGGCCCGGCGCGAGATCCGGCACCACTACCAGGTCGCTCGACAGCTCCTGCCATTTCAGATTGAAGGCCAACTCGCCGGCGTAGGCATCGGGGTCGATCAACCGCGAGATCCGCAGCACGCCATCGCCGTCAGGCCACCAGTCCGCGCAGTAGCTCGGCAGGACGTCGGCCAGCCCCTGGCCGACCGTCGCGCCGTCGCCGGCGTAGTACCCGATGCCGGCGTAGCCGGTTGCCGCGTCGATCGCAGCCGCATCAGCTGCCGACCACGCGGACTTGCGCGCGCGCCGGAACATCTCGCGCAGCATCTGCTGCAGCGGCGCCGGCTGCATGCCGGCACCGATGGTCGAAACGTCCCCGATGACCGGGCCGACAGGCTGGGCGTCGAACGCCAGCTGTTGGCCGCCGGCCACCAACGTGACGCCATCGCCTACGACGATCTCCGCGCCACGGTCTAACACCCGCTCGACGGCAGCCACGGGCGCATCGGAGATCCACTGCACGCTGCCGTCGCTGTTGACCGGGATCATCGGTACCGAGCGCACTGCGCCGATCACCACCGGCTGCGGCTGCCACGCGAGCTGGTCGTTAATCGATGGCAGAAACACCGCGCGGTGCAGCGCGGTGTCCAGGTCGTCGTGGGGATCACGCAGGACCACCCTCTTGCGGCCGTCGTCCTCGATGTCGATGCGCTCAAGCACGTGCCGGCTGACCGGCCGGGCCGTGGCCAGCGGTGCGCCCTGCGCGCCCAGGCGCACGCGCACCGGCACGTCGCGCACGTCGCCCAGCGCCAGGCTGTCCAGCAGGCCCTGGGCGTCCTGCAGGCGCAGCGTGCCGGCGCCGGCTCGGCTGCTGGTGTCCCACGGCCAGAAGCTCACGCTGGCGACCGCATCCAGGCCCTCGCCGGCGACGATGCCCAGGTACGGCGTGTTTGCCGGCGTGTCGGTCGATGCGCTCATGTAGTGCTCTGCCGCCAAGCGCACCGGCGCAATGCTGGCCGAGGGCACGGCCCAGCTGCCGGCGTTGATCGCGGCGCTGATGCCCTGCCACTGGCCGGCGTTGACGATACAGCGCAGGCCGCCGGCGGCGGCGCTGGCCAGCGACACACCGAAGTGCACCGCGCCGGCCAGCGGCAGCGCCCGGGTATGCACCAGGTCCGCGCCCCGGTAGAACTCGATCTGGCGCGCGCCGTCCAGGCGCACCCGCACGCCGGCGATCTCGCCCTTGCCGACCAGCGGCAAGCCACTGGCGACGACCGCGCCACCCGCCAGCACCTGGCCGGTGTGCAGCCGCCAGCCGACACCGCCGGCGCTGCCGACTTCGGCGTCCAGCGACGCGGCGGGGGTGACCACGCCCAGCGTTGCCTGCGCGGCATCCTCGCCCCACAGCACGACCTCCACGCCATGGTCGCCAGCGGCCTGCGGCACGTCGCTGCGCGCGGCGTGCTGCAGCGTCGTGGCGCCCGCGGTGGCCAGCGACAGACCCCCATCCTCGGCGGCCAGGCCGGCACCGATGGGAGCGGCCGCGAAGCGCGCATATGTGGTCATGGCGCAGGCACCTCGGTGTGGATGACCTTGCCGCGCCACACGGCGGCGGTGTCGATGATCACAACGGCGTACTTGCCGGGCATCAGCCGGTCGAAAACGTAGGTGCCGTTGGTGATCACGTAGTCGTCGAAAACCGTGCCCGTCTCTTCCGAGATCAGCACCGCGCGGCAGTTCTGCGCGCCGGCGCTGCCGATCTTGATGTAGCCCTGGATTACGCCCACGTCGCGCAACGCCAGCCCCGGCCACGTTTGGACACGGCGGAACGATCTCAGCGAATGACGGCGTCGGCAGGCCCAGTTGCCACGGAGTACATCAGGCCGGTACTGAACAGCGGGCTGGAGGGTGACCGAGATCATGACTTACTCCCACAGCATTCCGAACGCGGGGTTCGCCGCATTCCTGCCGACCAGGAACTGTGGGCCAACGATGTAGCGGCGCACGCGGCTACCAACCATCGCAACGTCAGCGAAATCAACCACCGCCACCAACGCGTCGGGATATGCCACAAGTCCGAAAACCGGAATCAAATCGGGCAAGGGCATCCAGATCGGATAGAAAGGAACGTCGCCGCCCACACTCGCCGCTACGCCGAGCGGCAACTGGAACACGGCGTTACTCGCCGCTGATACAGGGCCCTGGGCACCCTCAAATCTGATCGATTGGGCAACTGGATTTTGGGTCCCGTTCCAGATGATGTAGGCACCACGGCCCGTTGGATAGCCGTTCGCATCGCAGCTCCTGCAGACGGCAAACGACCCACTTCCTGCGTAGTTCGTGGAAGCTGCCCCGCCAGGCCTGTTGATGACACCAAAGAAGCCGTCGGTATGGCACGAATAGGAAACGCCAGTGGCTGCGCTTTCGAGGTAGGACGACATGCCGCGCCTATCCGAGAGAGCACCACTCAGCACCCCCTCGGCGCTTACCGTCGTGCCAAGCGTCGCCCAAAGCCCGAACGAACCGCCCGAGGCGGCTCTGCCGTACTCGATCTTCAGATAGATGGGCGCCGTGGCCTGGAGTGCGTCGTTAAACCGAAAGATGTCGAAGCCTGCCGAAGTATTACTACTCGCCGGATAGGTGACGGTTTCAACATCGATCTCCCCCATGACCGGAACCTTCACCAGGCCACACCCGGTAAGCAGGTTCCGGTAGTCCTTGATCAGGCGGCGGAGGGATGCGGTGTCCGGGTTTCCGCCAGAGTATTCGTAGTTGGCCGTGAAGGTTGTCATTGCAGTTGCTCGCAAAGATGGTCATCTGCCGCGAGGTTCGACACCCGCTGCAGCTGGCTGGAAAGGGTGAGATCGGCCGTCAGGTTCGACGGTCGCGTGTAGGGCAGGCACTCGCCGGTGCCGCCGCCAGTGGCGCCGAACAGCAGCACGAAGAATCCGTTGACCGAGTTGCCGATCACGACACCACCGCCCAACTGAAAGCGTCCAGATTGCAGACCTTGTTCTGCGCGGTGCGCCACAGCACACCGCACAGCCGCGCCTTGACCGTGCCGGCCGGTGCGGTGGCGATCACCGTGGACAGGTGCCAGGCGCCGCCGGAGCCGTTGTCCACGTTGTTGCCGTCCCAGTCGCCGCCGATCTTCTGGCCGGCGGCGTTGTAGAACTTGATGCGCACGTAGCCGCCGGCCTTGCCGGCGTCGCTCGCGCCCTGGTGCACCATGCACGCGCCGCGGATCTTGGTGCCCGGCGCGATGTTCGCCTGGAAGTCGTTGACGATCTCGCTGGAGCCCCAGAAGCCTTCGTTGAGCTGTGCCGTGTACTGGCCCTGATACGGGTTCTCGTAGATGCCGATCGACATGGACGGGCCGAGTTGCCAGCCGGTGTTGCCTTCCTCGAAATCCTTGTTAACCAGGCCATCGGTCAGGTTCACAAGTGCGACAACGCGCTGCAGGCGGATCGTCACCAGCTGCTGCACCACGCGGCCGATGTCGTCGGTGACCATCACCCGCCAGATCTGCACGCCGTTGTACTCGGTCGTGCCGGCCGGCACCGAGAAAGTGGGGTCCAGCACCGAGGTGTCAGTAATGTCGAAGTCCGCACCGCCGTAGCTGTCGATCCGAATCCAGTCGCAGACGACGGGCTCCACGCCGTTGACCTGCTCGGCGTGCACCTTGAGCCACGGCGCCACCGGCGCGCTGCCGTCGTAGATCGCCTGGCCGTAGCCCGGATTAGGCGTCACGGTCAGCGCGTAAGCCGCGCCGCCGCCCTCCGGCTGCTGGAACGTCATGCGCCAGTTGATGCCGCCATCGGACGTGATCTGCCCGATCACGTCGGTGGAGCCGGCGACCGGCGAGGCCCGGTAGGGCGCCCCGGTGATGCTCTGCACCCAGCCCGGGAACTGCAGCACATGATCCCCGCCGGACTGCGTGACCTCGATGATGATGGTCTTCTCGCGCGGCGCGGGCGGCACGTTGATGTAGGAGACGTAGTAGACGTCCTGGTCGAGCAGCAGCGTGAAGCGGTAGTAGCGGCAGTCGATGGTGATGGTGTTGTTCTGGATCTGCAGCACCTGCACCGGCGGATTCGTAGCGTAGGGCCACTGGAACTTCGCATCGCTGTAGGCCGAGTAGCGGCCATTGCGCACCGCGCGCACGCGGAACCAGAAGCCGTCGACGTCGGTGAGCGTGGCGGTGTAGGTCCGGTCGACCGGGCTGCCGATCTGCACCCAGACGCCCGGCGCACCGGCAACGTCCGGCGCGCGCTCGACGCGGAATTCGATGCCCCGGCCGCCGGGGTGCTGCCAGGTCAGCAGCACGCCATCGGCCACGGGCTCGGCGGTCAGATCCGTGGGTGCCGGCGGCGGCGGGGCGACGTAGACCACCGGCACCCACGACGCGGGCAGCACTTCGACGGGCGTGACGGTGGGCAGCCCTTCGGCGCCGATGTCCACCAGCAGCACGG